AAGAAATATCACCAGATCGTAGAGAACTACATTTAAAGTTAATTCCGACAGATGATATTTCATTAGATGGCGTTCTTGATAATTACCTCAAAGAATACGGGGCACCTGATGCGTTTGCATTAGCATTAAATTTCGGTGAAAATAGAATTTATAAGATCATTAATCAGCGCGACTGGCGTGAATCTGATGATGTTGTAGTTCGTCTATATACACCACTGCCTGACAATATAAATGTTAATGATACTGCATGGATTGTTGAAGAACTTATCGATCCTTTTGTTGATAATATCTTTTTATATGAAGAGCCGCCGTCACCTACAACATATACACTGCGTGGTGCAAACTTTGATGCCGATTCGCAGTATAATACAGTTACGGAAACAGAGTTTAAATCGTGGAATACGTTACTAGCCAGTAATTTAACGACATCTCAGCAAGTTGTTGATAAATACTTTTCTGGCTCATTATCCGGTATCCAATTGGGCGTTGATTATTCAGGCTTTGATAATTTTGTATTTTATTCTTCTGCTAAAGAACGTTTAGATAATTTTATTTATAAAGTAGAATTAATCGAACATTACAGTTCTAGTATTAGTAGACTGCAAAATGCATCCGGCACAGATTCTAACTCCTTAGTCAATAATATTTCTATCAACCGAGATCGTATGAATTCGGTGATTGGTGGGTTCGATGCTTGGGAGCGTTGGCTGTATTACGAACCTACTAGTAGTTTATCTACACATGGAATATCAGGGTCGTATATAGGAGCTCAAGGATATACTGTAACACCATGGCCTAAGTATTTAAGTAACGGCTCTTATAAAAATCATACATCAGATAGTACAATTGGCACGAATTGGTATACAACATTAACATCATATGCGGAGTTATATGATCAACAAAATGATTCTGCATTAGTAAAAACAATACCAGAACATATTAGAACTGATGCAAATAACAGTGAGTATGAGTTATTTGTTAACATGATTGGGCATCATTTTGATATTTTATACACATATATAAATGCCTTAACAAAAACATATAAGCCGGAAGAACAGCCGAAGCTCGGTGTTAGTAAAGAAATATTATATAATGTTGCTGAATCACTAGGTTGGAAATTAGCGAATGGTAAGCAGGCATCGTCGTTATGGCAGTATGCATTGGGTACTAATGCATCGGGCTCATATGCTAGTACCGGATCTTTATTTTCTAAAACAGATGAGGAAATAACTACCGAGGTTTGGCGTCGTATTGTAAATAATTTACCTTATCTACTAAAAACAAAAGGTACAGAACGTTCTATTAAAGCCTTAATGAATACATACGGCATTCCACAGACGTTACTGTCAATTCGCGAGTATGGCGGGCCAACAGTTAGTGATGATGCCCCAGTATTGGTTGAAGATAGATTTAATTATGCATTACAACTAGACGGCAATTCATATGTACGGTATGACACTGATTATTATCGTAGAGATTTGTTTAGTCATATTCAAGGAACTATACCGTTTCCGACTGATTCGGTAGTTCCATTTTCTCGCGAGATACGATTCAAGCCGGCTACAAAAACAACTATGCAGCTACTAAACACGGTTTCGCGAATATCTGTCACTGAAACATACGCCAGTAGTATTATATTGCAACATACAGCTTCATATTCCGGAAGTAATGAGTATGGCCGAATTGTTTATTCGCATGCGCAGAGTCCCTTTGGTTTATTTGTTGCATCAAGTAGTACCCCATGGTTGCCATTATATAACGGAGAATTTTGGAACTTACATTGGTACTGGTCTGGCAGCGCAAATGTATATAACAATAATAACTCTACCTTATTTAATGGTAAAATTAAAATCGATATATATCAAAAATCTAATATTCGCAATACTATTATTAGAACTGGTAGTCTGCAAGTTGGGCCGTTTTTAGACATTTCTGCTAATTATGCATATCCACATTTAGGTTGGGGTACATCCTTTGACAGCAGCGCTACATTTACTGGATCAATATATATAGGAGGTATAACAGGGAAATCAGATGCGTATAATGTATTTAACAGCATCGATACAACACTACTAAAACAATCCAATGGCTATGTACCACCTAAATTTAATGGATACATTCAAGAATATCGCGAGTGGATGGAGCGATTAGATGATAATACACTTAGGCAACATACGCTTAATCCAACATCGTACATAGGCAGTTTATCAGCTACATCATCATATACTACATTAGTGCGCCATTATCCATTTGGCACTGACCTTAAGGCAGTAAATTTATCTGTCAATGGCACTATTATTTCATCATCGCATCCGAACCAGACTATTAAAGATTTTTCTAATCCATCAGGTGATGCATTTAATTCAAATGCACGTGCATATGGATTTTCTGCACCTGCGAATGCGGAACGAGGTAATTTTGAACCTGTAGAAGAACGGTATTATATTAAATCAATCTCCGCCGGCGCAAATACGCCTAGATCTCAAAAAATTAGACTTGAAGACAATTATTTAATTCGAGCATTATCCCCTACAAATACCGGCGAACGTTCGACATTTGATTATGCTCCGGTTGATACTAATAGATTAGGGCTATTTTATTCACATGCTGATCAGGTTAATAAAGATATATTTAATCAATTCGCTGGCCTCTCGCTAGACGATTATCTAGGAAATCCAGAAGATGAGTTTGAGTCAATTTACCCTGAGCTAAACTTTATCTCAAAAGAGTATTGGAAAAAGTTTTCTGATCGTAACGATATTAATGCTTATATAAGAGTATTTAGTCAGTTTGATTTTACTTTATTTAATCAAATCAAGCAATTATTACCTGAACGTATTGATGAAGTAATGGGCTTAATAGTCGAACCTAATGCATTGGAACGTGCAAAGGTTCAGATAACAAAACGTCCGGAACTATCAACACCGCAGTATGACATTTTATTAGAGCCACCTGTGCCCGATGCATCCGCGGAATATATCTTATATACGGCTAGTATTTCTCCATCACCTGCTTTATCAGAAACGGTTACATTATATCACGTAAATGACAATGGTTACCTAGATACCGGTAATTATCTCATGGATATTGATAGAGGTATTGACTTTGTATTACCATCAACATACAAACATACATATACAGTATTTCCATATCAACAAGATCCGGTATCGGCTGCTAATTTAAATTTGCCATTTGAAATTACCGGATCTGAGCATCCATTAATTACCTCACCATTAGGCAGTATAATTGATTCTTATCGTTCTAGTAACGTATACAAATTAGTAGTATATCATTATTCGAGCAGTATTGCCGGCAACAAATATACCCGCGATAAGTATACAGCTGTTAGTAGATCATTAGGGTTATATTACTCTAGAAGTTTAGCAATTGCTGATTATTACGATGATGTATATGAAAATGCCGAAAATATACGTTTTAGCGGTACACGTATTACATGTCCTGGTATAAATCAAAATTCTGCTATATCAGCTATAGGCTTTAAGCCAGTAATTGAAGTTTATGAAACAAATGCTAATCAATTAATATTTAATCAATCACCGGTTCCTGATCCTCGAGGCTCTTCAACGTCGCCTAGAATTGCCCCGGGGAACATAATAGTTAGATAATTATAACCTACATATATTTATTAAAAAGATGGGAAAAACATGGGATATTTAAATAATAGTACTATAACAATTGATGCGATTCTAACAAAAAAAGGACGTGAATTGTTAGCCCGCGGTAGAGATGAATTTAAGATTACTCAATTTGCATTAGCAGATGATGAAGTGGATTATGATTTATACAATCCAGACCATCCACTCGGAACTGCATATTACGGAGCTGCAATTGAAAATATGCCTATTGTAGAAGCATTGCCTGATGAAACGCAAATGTTGAAGTATAAGCTTGTTACTTTACCAAAAGGAACAGCAAATATACCAGTTGTAAGTATTGGTCAATCCGCGGTTTCATTAGAAAATAATCAATCATATGTGATACGACCGCAAACCGTAAACTTCCAAGGCGGCAATCGTACATTTGGCTATACTGCAATTTTATCAGATTCCGATATTGGCACATTAACGGCGACTGTAGCAGCACCTAATGTTAATGCTGCAGCATCAGCACCTCAATTTATTGGCGACTCAGAAGCTGCTCAAAGTATTACAGTAACAGGTTTAGAATTTGAGTTTGTAGCAAAACCACAATTATTATCATCTAAAACAGCGACAATACTTATTATTGGAAATGAAACTGGCGGACGTGCTACGTTAAACGTTACAGTTAACCGTGTACAAGTACCGACTGTTGCTCCAACATCAGCTACAAGATAAAAGGATAGAAATCTATGGCAATTAATAATCGTTCAGTAGCACCAGTTTCTAGGTTTGCTACAAGTCCGGCTAATTCGAACAATGTAACTGCTCGAGTAAATGATCTAGCTAGACAATTAGCAAATGACATTTTAAGTGAAAGAGAGCAAGCTGCATTACGATCTAGAAATGGTCGTATATTTACGCCTTTTGCAGTTCCTGATGATGTATTATCAAATCAAGTTGAGATAGTAACTAAAGGATTATTTTCCGATAATGCCGGCAGTA